GGTGGTTCAGGTTGTAATCTTTGTGGAGGAGGTGCTGGTTGACCATCAATGTCTTTTTGCTTATAACGCAAAACAGGCATAGATTTAATATTAGCCATAGCCCATTCATTCTCGTGGCCTTCATCTTGACCTTCAGCCAATAGCCATTTAGCTTTAGGTGCTAATGCAACTGACTCGGTAAGTGAAGTTTGCCAAAAGTTATACATTCTTTGTGGGTCTTTAGCCATGCGAACAATACCAAACTTCTTCTTCTTGTTCTCTACCACAGTTTCTTGACCAAACACAGGAACGATAGGAATATATTTACCTGCCCATTCACCTTCTTCTAATACTTCCATAGAAGTAAGCTTGCACCATTTAATCTTTTTCTCGAATGAATTACGAGTTTCAACAATAGTGATGCCTGCCATATCTAATACATCTTGAGGTGGTAAGTCATCTGACTTAACGCTTGAACCATCGGATAATAAATGAACTTTAGTAGCTTTGCGTTCTGTATAAAAGTATTCAGCTATTCTAATATCTTCTTTCATAACCCATTCAGGATTAGTGTCACCTGTGCCACGCATTGTGAAACCTTGTTCAGTTTCTGCATTTGGATACATCTTACGAAAGTTGTCTTTAGATACAACTGTAGTAATTAGGACTGTTTCTGCGTCTGATCCATCAGGCATAACAGAGTTAGGGTCAAAATAAACGGTAAAAGGATTGTCAATAGCTCTAATATAGATTTCTTGATCGAATGAATCGTCACGAACATAATCTGTTGTTACACGCCAATAACCCCAACCCATTCTTACTGCAAAGTCACCTGCTTTGTCATAAGCTTGGTCTGCATCGGAATGATTCTCAATGTGTCGGCATATACCTTGTAGGATTTCTGCCATTCTTGCATCTGATTCGTTATTCATGCCATGCACTTTAATGCGTGGTCTTTGTTGGCGCATTTGATTGGTTATCTGACGGCAATAAGCGTCAACTTTGTTTACTGTTAGACATGGGCGAGCTTCTAATACTCGACTGTTTTGAATTTCAACAGGCCATTGGTCACCTGCTGCAAACTTTAAATCTTCTAACGCTTCTGATCTATTGTTTTGGTCTGCTTCATTGGCAAATTGTAGGAATTTAATCGCATCTGCTATGCGTGGGTCATTATCAATTGCTTGTATGCTATCTTCTGCCATGTTTTATCCCATCCAGCTTGCGCCAGGACTATAAGTTAATTTTTGAGCTTTACGTTCTTTTTTATCTTGGATCATTAAACCTATATAGCGAAATGCGTCAGCGCCATGAGAATATACATCATGGAGTGGATTTCGACTAAATTGACCTGTGTCAGCATCAACTTCATATCGGTAGTGACGCAAGCATTGTAACCCATCCTCGCAATTTTCTCTATCAAAATAGCAACTATTGAATATGGTTCGTGCTGCGTTTATAGAATCAACTACAGGAACTCTAGGTAAAATGTTAGTTTTGTATCCTGCTGCTCTTACTATGTCATTAATAGATTTACCATTGGATGCAATGTTTTTACTCTCGGCATCGTGTGGCAGGTGCAAAGTGTCGTATATATAACCAAACTTTTGCATTTCAGCCAGGTAATGACTGATAGTTTTTTGCGTATCCTGCAAATATCTAATAAGCCTTGTTTCCATGCCTATAAATTGCACAAACCATATAGCTGTGTGATCTGCCCAACCCAAGTCAAAGACCGCATGAACAGGTTTTGTGGCATCGTAAGGCACTCGTGTAATTCTACCTGATAGCTCCGCCATATTCATCTCATTAGCGAATATAGCGCCATCAACGGTGAGTCGGCATAAGCCTTCCCATACATTATTGTAAGCCTGTAAATCCCTATTTTTTAGGGCGTCTTTTTCTAATCGTAACGTTTCAGGAAACCAAGGGTTGTCGTTCCAATTAATACGCTGAACAACGGATTGGTCAGGCGGATTAACTACAAACCTTTGGTAAGTTTCATCTGTTTCTAATTCAGGGTTAAACGTTATCCATATTTCAGATTTCTCTTTACGAATAGTCGGTATTAATACATTCCAGCTAGTCTTTGATACGGTTTGCGCTTCCTCTACCCAAGCTATGTCAATACCTTCAAACGACTTAACATTAGCAATATTGTTTTTTAAACCTACAAAGGCAAACTCTGTGCCATTTAATCCTCTAATTGTGTTTTGAGTTACTTCATAGAACCCATCTAAACCCATATCAATAATTTGATCTGATAATAACTTATGCACCGAGTCTTTAATAGAAGTCATAAACTCTCTAGCACATAAGACACGAGTTGGCACTTTAGCGCCTTTAATCAATAATGCTCTTGCAACTCCCCATGACTTTGCACCGCCTCGGCCACCAAATAGTATTCGATAGCGTGATAGTTTAGGTTCAAATAAACATTCTAGTTTTTGTGGAAACTGAACCCTGGCTATTGCATCTTTAAGTTGTTGTTGATCCATCTGACTTTACAAAGGTAACTTGTATGCCTTCAAGTGGCGTGCCGTCTATGTTACCAAATTTAGTGGTATTGGTTTCACCCCAACCCATTTGAGCTTTAGTCCACCATATTGCAGCAGTCGTGTCACCTGATACAGCTTTGTTGTATAAAGATTTAGCTACCTGAGCCGATGCAGTTGCTTTGCCTACCGCTAGCTCTTTTTCATAATGCTTGCGTAGCGTCACATCGGATATGCCAAGTAATGCAGCTATTTGCAGTTGAGGCAATCCTAACCCTGAAGCACTTAATACTTGCTCTTTAGTCTTCTCTGTTGGTGTGTGTTCTAGCATCTTTTTATTGACCCAAAGTGTTTAAAAGTAAGTGTTGTAAATCAAGCACTTAATAACTCTGCCTTCTTACCTGTGAAATCTTCCCATCTCTTGACTATTACGTCACAATATTTAGGGTCTAGTTCCATTGCATTACATCTTCTTCCTGTTTTTTCGCAAGCAATTAAAGTGCTTCCACTACCACAAAAAGGTTCAAATACAATTACTCCATGATTGCTGGAGTTTAATAAAGCTCTTTCAAGTAACTCAACGGGTTTTGTTGTAGGATGTAAATCGGATCGTTTGGGCCTTTTACATTGCCATAAATCTGATTGTTTTCTATCCTGAACAGTCCATATTCTTGGGCCATCAGACTTCCATCCATACCATATAGGTTCATATTGAGTATGATAATCTTTTCTTGATAAAACTAAAGTGTCTTTAGCCCATATAATTGTAGATGACCAATGAAAATCAGCGTCTCTTAAAGCTTTGTCTACAGCAGGCCATTCTGAAGCACCCATCACACAATATATTGGACACCCTGGAAGAGTAACAATATTTATACAACCCATAGTTCCGCTTAAAAAGTCTTGCCATTCTTTATCGGTTGCAAAATTATCATTCATAATCTCACGTGCTTTATACCCTTGAGCATTATTTGCAAGATTTGTTCCGTAAGCAACGTTCCAGGGAGGGTCTGTTATAACTAACGAAGCTTTATTGCCATCCATTAATTTTTCAACTTGATCTATACTTGTAGAATCGCCACACATAAGTTTATGGTTACCTAATTGATATATGTCACCTGGCTTTGTTTTTGGTTCAATTGGCGTATCAGGAACGGCATCCTCATCGGTTAGGCCTTCAACTTGGTCAGGCTTTAATATGTCCGCTAGTTCTTTATCGGCAAAGCCTGTAAGGTTTAAGTCAAAGCCTAAGTCTTGTAAGTCTTTTAGCTCAATAGCTAATAGGTTTGTATCCCAATCCGAGTTTAATGCTAGTTTATTGTCCGCAATGATTAATGCTTTGCGTTGTTCTTTAGATAGATGTGCTAACTCAATGACAGGAACTTCAGTCATGCCTAGCTTTTTAGCCGCCATAATACGACCATGACCTGCAATAATTCCATTATCACCATCAACTAATATAGGATTAGTCCATCCAAACTCTTTAATCGAAGCCGCTATTTGAGTGACTTGATCGTCTGAATGCTTCCTAGAGTTGTTGATATACGGAATTAGCTCCGATA